GGCGCTCCGGCGGGACGGGACGCGGCCATGGCGGCAGCGTTGATCGCCTGGACGCTCGGCGAGCCTGCCGCGATGGCTTCTGACAGGTCGATCTTGTCGTTGAGCCGACGGATGACTTCCTTGGCCAGAAACTCCTGGCTCAGCCCGGGGGTCTGGAAAACGAACGGAGCCATCTGGACGAAGTTCTGAATCTCTTCGGCCTGGTTCGGGCGTCCCGTCGATCCTGCTTCGACCTCCAGATAGTAGTCCCGGATGACTTCCTCGCGGGTCAGCTCGGGCCAGACAGCGCTCGGGCCGACGATCTTGAGGACCGTCTCCTTGCTCATGTTGCGCAGGAGAAGCTGGCCGGATGTACGCATGATGTCGCTCAGGAACTCGTCCAGCGCGTCCACATCAGAGCCGGTTGCCGTGCTCTTGGCGTTCTGGGCAATCGCGCTTTCGGTCGCCGTCACGCCGGACGTGCCGCCGATGTCGGCTTCTTGCGCGCCCACGACGCGAAGAATGTTCGTGAACGCCGTCCCTGTCTCGTAGAGATTTGGGTCGATGGCCTGCATCGGGATCGGCGAGAACGCCTTCTCGATCGGCAGGTTCATGTCAGCGATCTCAACCTCGACAAGGTCATGCGCCTGACGGGTAGCGAGGTTGTCCTTGGTCGTCTGCGACAGCGTGCCCTTGCGGGCCATGTAGCCTGGACGGCTCGCGACCCGGTGCTCAAGCAGACCCTCCGTCGCCGCGTTGATGTCCATCTGCATCGACTTGACGAGTTCGACATCAGACATGGGGACGACGTCCCCTGGTCCGTCGGGCTCGTTGAAGACCAGCGTGCGGTACGGAAAGAACCTCTCCTGCGCAAAGTCCGGCGGCGAGGGTTGGCTGATGTAGTCGTCCACGCCTTCGCAGATCGTGAAGGTCATGCCGGTGTCCCGGTCGTAAATCTCGAAGAGACAGTAGAACCCCTCGTTGAGGGAAGACCCAGGGGAGGTCCCGTCCTCGCCAGACTTGTCGCCTGTCGCGTGGTCCCTCGAAACAGACTGCATGGCGTCGAAAGCGATGTCCAGACCTCCGTCCCCGTTCGGGCCGCCGTAGGCTTCCTTCATGGTGTAGGAGCGACCGTTGCCCTCGACGTCTATGCCGTGCTGGTCCCTGATCTGGGGTCGCGTCAGGTAGATTTTTTCGGCGATCCAGCTCGCGCCCTCGAACGTCCGCAGGTTCTGAACCTTGGTGTCGGGGATGAGCATGGTCGGGTCCGGGTACTCGTAGACCAGGCCCTCGTAGACCAGCACTTCGACCTCGGCCTTGAGCTGCTCCAGGCGCAGCCGGAGTTCTTCCGCCCCTGCATCGCTCTCAAGGTCGATGTCCCCCTCGGAGGCGTCTTTGGTCAGCCGCTCGATTGCGGCGAGCTGTGACTGGACGCGCTCCAGTTCCCGGAGCTTGTCCGGGACGGGCTCCTTGGCCCGGTTGAACTGCACCTTGATGTAAGCCAGTTTCGCGATCAGCGTTCGGCGGACGAGGTCCTTCATCTTCTGCTTGAACGGCGCAGGCTGCTCATCGACGCAATGCTCCATGACCATCTCAAGGGTCTTGGCCAGCCCGCGCGCTTCGCGCTTGTATTTCGTATAGGAGTCAGCCTCTTTCAGGATCGCTTCAGCGTCGCCCATCTGGTTAGCCGCGAGCTGCATCGCCATCTGGTTGTTTGTTGACGCGGCGATCTGCATCTGCTGGACGGCGGCAGCGTAGGTGCTGACCGCACGCTCAAGCGCTGCGCTCGTCCCGTCCCACGCCGTCAGGAGCATCCGCTCCTTGTGGCGGCAGACGATCTTGGGGTTCTTGCCGTAAAGCACAGCGGTCTGTTGCTTGACGTGGCGCTGCGTGACGTTGACGACAGAGCGCTCGTCTTCCGGGACGGGACCGTCCTTCAGAAGCATGTGCGCTTCTTGCCACTGGTAGCCTTTGACAAAAAGCCTGTTCATGCGGATTTGCTTGAACATCCGCTCGTCCCAGAACTTCTCAGCCGTGCGGACGCGGTTCAGCCAGTTGGCGATGAACGCCTTGCGACTCTCGGCAATCTTCCGGTCTTCGACCTTCTCCTCGTCTACCGAGTCGGAAAGAAGCTGCTCGATGTTGTCTTCTTCGCCATTAGACATCATTTCGTTCTGCATTTCGATAACCCCATCCCGCCAAGGCTTTCAGCCGGGAGCTGCGCTTGCGTTCCAAATTGCTGGCTGTAAGCATAGCACCGAACGTCCCGGGACGCACGCGCCGCGACTCGGGTGTGTGCGCCCCGGCCTGTAGCTGGTTCAGCGCGATACCAATGTACGCCAGCGAGTCAACGAAGTCGTCCCGCGCGCTCTTCGGAAAACTCAGCATCTCTTCCTTGGCGCGGCTGTACCAGTTCGCATTGCGGGGGAAGAACACCTTGCCCATGGCCATGCGCGCCATGATCGACTGGGCGCGGGCCATCTTGTCCCCGCGCGGAGCGATCTCGGAGACGTGGCAATTCAAGCCAAGCTCCGCCATGCGCTTGCGCAGGAAAGGTCCTATCGAGTTGCTGATCTGCCCCGCTTCAGCGAAGACAGCGCGGGGGCGGTGAACCGTCATCAGACGGCAGAGCTGCTCGACGATCTCGTCGGCGGCGATGCGGGACCATACGATGTCCGGCAGGACGTAGATATTGTCGTGCTGGTCAACCCCGACGGCCAAGAGACAGGACCGGTCGTTCCGCGTCTTCGTCCCGACCGCAAGATCGGCGGCGCAGTAAAACGTCAGGTCTTCTACCGGCGGCAGGTCCGTCTCGGGGTCATACTCGTGGATGATGGCCTGTGTGAAGAAGGACCCTTCCTTGACGGACGGGCGTCCCTGGTAGAGGGCGCTGAACGCCTCAGGGTTCCGGCGGCGAATGTCGGACAGGAAGTTCTCGGAGAACCGCTCGGGCCACAGGGGCTCTCCGACCGTGCGGCCCAGTGGGTCATCTTCCTCAGCGAGTGCGGGCAGATCGACCACCTTCCACTTGCGCGCCTCGGCCTGGAGATAGTGCGGGTTGTTGGGGTCGGTCAGCCGCCCCACAAGATCGTCCTCGTGCCATCGAGTCTGGATTATGAGTATGAACCCGGTGTCGTCCATGAGACGGGTGGAGATAACCTTGTTGTACCACTCCCACGCAGAATCACGCGCGATTTCGGACCGGGCCTCTTCAGCGTCTTTGATAGGGTCGTCGATGATAATGCCGTGGCCGCCGAGCCCGGTGATCGTCCCGCCGCGTCCCGCGAATGACAGCCCCCCGGCGTGGCCGCCCAGCTCCAGCCGAACGACCGACCGGGCGTCCTTCTTGAGCCAGACATCCGGGAAGACCTGCTTGTACGCCGGGGAGTTCATCGTCTCCCGGACGGCACGGCCTACCTTGCCCGCGTAAAAGTTGTTGTATGTGCCGAAGATCGTGGACTTGTCCGGGAACTTCCCAACAAACCAGGGCATGAACTTCAGCGATGCCAGCTCGGTCTTGCCGTGGCGTGGGGGGCAGGTGATGATGAGACGCCGTCCCGGGACAGCAACGCACTCTTCACACGCGTCAGCGATGGCTTCGTGAACCTTCGCCACGTCGTAATTTGTTTTTCGGGGGTCCTCGACGTCCGCCGGGTCCGGCATCATGAGCTTGGTAAAGGTCAGGAGACTGTCCTGGGCCGCGTCAGCGTAGTCCAGTCTGAGCCGGGCCATCTTTCGGGTGTCGGCGAGGGAACGTGTTGTCATGCGGTCAAAGGGGAATGCCCCTGATACTTCGCATTGCTGCGCTGTGCAGGGCTGGTTCAACCTCCGCGATGTCGCAGACCAGGCCGTCGTGTATGAAAATCGCGGTTATCGGGCCGCCCGAACGCACCACGACGCGCAGCACCATGTCCCTGATGTATCGGGTGCCCCTGCTTGTTGCAGCGACGTAGGCCGCAGACTCTTCCTCGTCCAGGTCAAACACTTCGCCGCCCTCTTCGAACAGCTGCGGGTCTGGCTGTGTGATCTCGGCGGGGCCGCACTCTATCTGATAGATGACCATCATCATCTGCGCCTGCGCGGCGATGGGCTGGAAGGCGACAAGACCGGCGAAGGCCAGTGCGAGAACCAGGGCGGCAATGGTGAGAAAAACACGGACAGCGGTCAGCATGGCTATTGCTCCGAGGGGGTTGCG